GTTACGAGTTGCGTAATAGGAGTGTTGGTACGCTCTTCCCACATGATTGCATATGCTGCTTCCTGTGCAAAGTAGTTTGTAATCCACTCGTGTTTCTTAAGTTTTCTTGATGTCTTAAAATCTACAATTGAAAGCTTGCCATCAAACACACCAACACAATCCACGCGTCCGGCAAGCTTAAGGTGGGTTGAATATAGTGGAGCTTCCAAAGCAATAATCTCTGATAGGCGTTCGTCAAGAATGTGCTGAACGTCTTTAAAAGTTGATAGTACATCTGGCATAACCTCCTTATCATAGTCTACGTCGTTATCAAGGTACCGTTCGATAATGCCATGTACAGCAGTACCGCGATTAGCAGCTCTAACGCCGATCTGATTCGCCACATCTGGACCGACTCGTTTTCGCCACGCCTGAATAGCGTCTTCTGAAAGAACTTTAAGCACAGTAGTAACGGAATTAAAAGAACTACCATCAGGGCACTTATAAATCCTCCCCGAGTCAGTAGTCTCCGCCACCAAGTCATCGTAACCTAAGTCCACTGGCGAATGTTTGAAATGTTTTCTCATATTTAAACTTATACACCGATCTTCAACATTTCTTTAGTCATAATATAATCACGTACGAAGTCAGATCGTACAATGTCTTTCCACCCAAACTCAATATGAGTGAAAGACTTCATTTGTTCAATAATGCTTAAAAATTTGAGTATACCTTCCTTGTCTTTTTCTTTATCAAAATCTGTCTGGTAATAATCACCACACATTATAAACCTGCAGTTGTCACCTACACGGGTAATAACGGAATCAAGTTCATGAAAATTGAGGTTCTGCATTTCGTCTACTACGACAATCGAGTTACTGACTGTCACACCTCTAATAAACGATGTGCTCATAAAGTTAAGAGAACCATTGGCACGCAGTTTACGGAATGCATCTCTGTCATCAAAGAGTTCCGTACAAATAGCTCGATACGGGCCGGTGTATGCGTCTTTCTTTTCTTCTTCATCACCAGGTAAAAAGCCAATATCACGAGTTGGCACAATACTTCTTACGATCGTAACGTTATTATAATGTGAGTCTTTTTCAAGAGCTTCTTCGACTGCAAGTGCTAATGCCATATATGTTTTACCTGTTCCTGCAGAACCAGATAATACAAGGTTGTCACCATCATCAAATGCATCAATAGCTTTTTTCTGTCCACCAGTTAAAGCTTCAAAATCCTGCATGTCTTCAATACGAAGTTTTAGTTTACCGTTACTCATTAATGCATCTTCATAGTATGTGCTGGGTGATTTTTGGCTACCTTTTGTTGGACTTCACGAAATCCATCGTCTACTTTTACGCCCTGTGTATTTCCTGATCCGTAGCCAATATGTGCTTTTGAAAGCAGCTGTGTAATGTTTGGATTGTCTTTAAGGTATTGCTCACGGTCCGCAATGCTCATTACCTTATCAAATTCTTCACCTGTTTTGTTGTTCTTGAAGCTGTACGATGGCATGCTTTAATTCCTCCACTTCTTTTTCGAGTTTTAAGATCTTTCTACTCGCAGCAGTTGGTGTAAGAATCTCAAGACACTTCTTACGTTCCTGCCTCATTTTCCATAACATCCAATCATAATACCTTTGTGGTTCAGGATCGTCGTCGTAATTTTTTTCCATGTTCATCTCCGTTTAATATACGTCTTGCATGAGCTATTGAATAGTTATTTATGCAGATATATTTGACAAGTTCTTGGCGAAACTGCCATAAAATTAATTCATCCATAAACTTCTTCGTAAGGTGTATATCCCTGCCACCAATCAGGTGCGGGTCGACGCCACTCCCATTTAGCAAATTCTTTAGCATGATGATAATAGTTACGATATGCGGCAACAGCATCGCCGGGTACCATGCAATCCGGAAATGCTTTCATTGCTTGAGCAAACTCGGTAAGTTCACCTGCAGGAATATTTATAGGCGGTGTGGCAAGAAGCCAACCAATTTTTTCCCATGTAGCATGAACTTTGTTTCGCCGGTATTCGTATTCTTCGGCAAGTGCTTGAAAGTGTTTGTAGTGCCAGATGTAGTTTGCACGGCTTTCCATTGTCCATGTTGTACAAGGGTGATTACGATGTACGTCGAGATAGTAGGTCGTATCTCGTTCGTCGCCAAAGTAATAGTAAGTCTGCATAGTCTTACCAGATTTAGATGGCCGCTTGACGGGCGTACCGTCAAGCAACCGGTGAGCCGTACTGAGCATTTGTGCAGATTCAACAATCATCTTAGGAACATGTTTGTCGCACATCATCTGAGCCGCAAGCTGCGGATTTTCGTCAAGAACAAATATATTCATCAATCACTCCTTCAATAATTAGATATAATTATACCACAGTTATTGAAGATTGTAAACCATTATTATGCAGCAAATTCCCTTTCAAATTCTACAATCTTATCATCAAGATAAGCTTGCTTTTTTCGGAGTTTAAATACTAATCCCATATTCCCTTCTCTTTCTTTTCGTTTGATATAGTTCTGAAGTTCTCTAGAATCTCTTTTAAGTCTCTCAATTTGAGCACCCACTTGTTTTCTCCTTGGTTTAGAATTAGAAATTGAAGTTGCTCCTTTCTTTGTCTAGGGTTTGAATAAAAAAAGCCTCATACGTCAGTACGAGGCTTGAGTTGTTGAACGTTCTTTTTTATTGTTCATAATATTATATATAAAAGCTTAGTCTTTAATAAGGCTTGGCCAAGCTTCTTGAACGGCCAATTTTGTAACACCTTTATATAGTCCTTGAAATCTCTTGTCTTTCATAGCAACTAGAAGAGGTGCATCGTCTGGATGTACAATTGATAGCATTTGCATAAACATCTTTTCTCGTTTAGGTGCCATCATGTTTTCACCGGCTCCACCTTTAGCAAAGTACTTGAAGTTATTCTTTACTTGCTTTTGGATTACAGCTGGAGAAGTTGCTTCACTCCCTAGCTTCATGTCAGGCGGATCACCTTTTGGAATAAGGAACTCAATGGAATCGTCGTACGCTCCTTTGAGTACCATTTTAAGTGCATATGAATCCCACTTGTGAAGTCTTTGCACTTTCTCTTCACGGGTTGGCGCTTCAGCTACATCGCTCAATGCTTCATGAAGCGTATGATTATTTGGGTTTAGCATTGTAAAAATCCTCTATGCATTCAATCAACAATTTACATCTCTTCTTGACAAAATACGGAAAGACTTTTCCTTTATTGTGCCAAGGATCTTGTTTCTCGAAACTATTTATAATATTTGACTTTAGATCCTGTGGTGTTTCACCAAGATCGATAAGCATTTTGTTTCTGCAATAATTGCGATACCATGATGCAGCATACAGCAGTTCACCTTCATCGAGGTCTGCGATGATAGCATCAATCTTTTTCCTTGTCATAGGTGTTTGTCTTTCACCTTTCACAAAGACATCGTCATTTGACAGGACGTTGGGGATTCCATCGCCGCTGTCACCTTTAAGAATATGCTCAGTAAGATATACACGAGGATTCTTTTCTTCTACAAGCTTTTTTGTAGTAGGACTAAATTGTTTCACATTCTTAAACTTTTGTAGTTGTTTGAAATCATGGTCAGCCGAGATAATCATGACAGGTTCGTGTTTACCGAACTCTTGAGTCTCATGAACAAGCGTACCAATGATATCATCTGCCTCACATCTTTCCTCGTGGATAACATAGTAAGGCATGTTCTCTTTGATTTCTTCACGTACACCATTGATAATACGAAAGATCTCAGTCCAATCAAGACTTGACTCGTCTCGACCTTCACGTCTTTTGTATTTGTATTCTGGAAATACGTCACGTCGCCACGAACTATGATCACATGCAATGATCATTTCACCGTACTCGTCTCGGTACTTTTTATTGTACATTCTGATCGAGTTCAATATCATATGACGAATAAGATCTTCGTCAATATTCATTCTTTGAGTAATGATACCAGCAATAGCGATAGCGTTGTAGTCAAGTATGATCATAATCTAGTCCTTTTTCAATTTTATAATATTATACCACAGTTTTCACGAAAAGTAAACAACTATTTGTCGTTTGCTGGCTCAGTTTTGCTTTCTTCTCTCACCAACTTGACAGCAGTATCAATGACATCTGACATCTCTTCCATCATTTCATGGAATGGGTGAAGTTCAGTTTTGCTGGCTTGCCTCCGAACAGCAGCGTATGCAAGGTTAGTAAGTACTTTTATATCATTAAACATAGTAGGATCAAGTTCATATCCGCGATCTTCCATAACATCTTCTACGATTTCGCCGATAATACTTACTGTCTCAAGATCATACGCGATTTCTGTCGGAGGCCGCATTGGCTTTGGAAATTTAATTATCTCTGCCACTTAGGTCTCCAAGGTGTCTTGAGTGTATTTTGCATCCTATGAATTCATTATAGTATTGGTCGTTTAAAAGAACGTCATTTTCAAATTGAAGCTTAGCTTCGAAGTATGACATCTCACCCTTAGTCTTACAGAGTCTGAGAATTATCCTTTTGAATTTCTCTTCACCTTTGCTTTCAACCAGTGATATAACTTTTTCACTGGACCCATAATATTTTCTCCAATCACTTTCAACACGAGTACGTACTCTACGACGACGTGTCTTAGTAATAGGAAGTACTTTAGGCTTCCAAAAATTCTTTTTACCAATGTACCGCATGCCCGTATCAAGCTCCACAACTTCATAAACAAAGCCTTGATAAGCTTCAGGGGTTTCATTAAAAGGTTTTTCATTGTAATACCACATAAAGATATTTATTAATGATCATGTCCATATTTCTTTACCTCCATCGGTGCGTTCCATATAGCAATTGTGTGTTGGCTTCTTATCCATTTGCAAGACCCAATCCAGTTCCTGTATGCACCGGTTATACCAGGCTTTATCATGCTCATTACTTGCTTTGAGCATATCTTCTTTGAGTTGAGACATTCGTATATGAATATACTTACTTTGCTTACTCATACTCATCGAACTCGTCCTCTTCGTAATCGTCATCTTCGTCGAACTCTTGACCACACGATGGACAAAAGTATACATCATCGTCATCATCTTCAAACTTTACGCTGAATTGACAACCACAGTATGCGCACTCCTCCATGACTTCCTCCTATGATAAGTCTTTTGACAGTAGATAGCTTCGAAGTTGTTCGAAGCCACCGATCATCTGGTCATCAACAAAAACCATAGGAACCGTCTTTTGTCCTGTGCTATTCACTGCAAAATCTCGGTCGATATCTCGTCCGATAACTTTATTTATGTAAGAAATCCCCTTGCTCTCTAAAAGTTTTTTTGAAACTTCACAATAAGCGCAAGGGGGACTTTCTCTTGTCCAAAGTTCTACCTTCATTAAATTTCACATGCTCCTGCAACACATGCAAGTTCTTGTGAACCGACAGTCATATCGCTTTGCTCATAGGCAGCAAGCGCAGACCAGTCAACGTCTTTTGGCATTTTTTCAAGCATAGCTTTGTAGGAATCTACATCACAATCTTGATAAGGTGCTTGTTGATATGTATGCTCACTGAACGGCAAGAATGATACACCACTCATCCATTCAAAGTTATCAAACACCCAAGCTCCTACTTCCATCCACTCATTTTCTTTAACAGAAATAGTAACAGATGGTTTATGCTCACACCAATGTTTTTGATATGCCAGCCACAACTCAAGTTGTTCAATGGCTGTCATTTCTGTACGGAATACTGCATCCGACGGTGCTTTCATTGGAAACGAAAACACAGAAGTATGAGTAGGATTCATCATGTCATCTTCAACAGGGAATCCAAAATCCACCATCATTTTCGTAAGCGGATCTTTCTTATCGCCTCGTACAGTTCTAATGTAGTAAGGGTTATGCCTAGCGTGAATACCAGAAGCTGCATCCACAAGCTGTGAAACAGTTCCACTGGGTTTAACACACGTAATGGCGGCACTCTGAGGAATGCCAATTTCTTTAGCAAGTTTAGCATTGACTTTCACCGCTTTCTCTTTAAGATCCTTGAGAAGCTGTTCCAGATCGCCTTCTTTACCATTTGTCAAAGGGTTATCCATAATGCCTGTGATTGAAACACCAAGAAGTCTTTCTTCTTCGCAATTCTTTTTCCACGCACTCGAAACATATTTAAAGTTTGTAAGAGTAGACTGGAAAGTACCAAGAATAGCAGCAAGCTCAACCTTCTCCATAAGTGTTTCTCTTGTATCGGTTGGTCTTACGACAACCTCAGAAAGATTACAGAACTCACGGTCACGAAGAATGATTTCACTACATGGGTTAGTGCCATATTCATGGCCTTCTACGTTACGTCTACCATTTCTGGCTGCTTGCTCAGTAGCAGACGCACGATTGAAAATACCTCTTTCACCAGACTTGGAGTCATAAAGAGCTTTCCACTCATCCATGAATACACCCATGTCAGGCTTTTCGGTATAACAAGCAGAGTTATTAGCAAGAGCGCGTTGTCCTTCATGCTCCCACCATTGACCTGCTTTTGCATGACGCATGCGATCATCTGAAAGGTTTGACAACGAAATCAATGCTGAACGACGAACACCGCCTACAACAACGATTTCTGCAATCTTACAAACGATATCATGACATTCAATTGAACTTAGCTTGCGACCAGCTGCCTTTTGAAAAATCTCAGTCACAAACAGAAAAAGACCATTTAGAGGTTCTGGGCCTGATGCTCTACCACCAAAAGTTTTAAGTGGGGCACCGGCGGGACGAACTTTGGAAAGATCCCACGTAGGAATCTGACCAGAGTAGAGTAGTGCAATAAGTTCCTTAAAAGCTTTTGCCCATCCCAGTTTACTATCGGACACAGGGATGACTGTATCGGTCTTATAAAACTCCTCAGCTACACGTGGTAGCTTTGAAACAAATTGTCTTTCTACGCTAAATCCTACACCGGTACCGTTCATTAACACGTATAGGATTTCATCAAAAGCTTGAACGCGGTCAATTGCTACATACGAACAATTGTAACCCGCAATATTTTCTCTATGCAATGCCTCACCGGCTGTCATAAGACAACGCATAGAAGGCATTACTTTGCACTCCAAAATAGCTTCTTCAATCTTCTTTCGAAGTGCTGGTTTTAACTCGTAGTTGTGCATCTGTTTAAGATGCTCATCAAAGAAAGTGAAGTAACGATCGATCGTTTCTCCCCACGTTTCTCTTCTTCCTTTTTCTGGTAGCCACCTTGAATAACGTGACAAGTGAATAAACTCTTGATAAAGAGTCGGCAAATGGTTACTAGCCATGAATCTCTCCTGCTAATGATATATAGGTTGTTAAGTTGGAATTATTATTTATTTTTTTCGGGATTTCTCGAGGGCCCTCGAGCCGAACCAGAATGAAATAATTGCAGCAAAAATTGCTTTTGTTTCATCATCCCAGAGTAGGTTGATAGCCTCTGCGAAATCCGTGCCTTTTTCGATTGCTCCCATAAGAAGCGTAATCTCAATGACGCAGAACAGACCAAAGAATGCATATGTGATTACTGGTCTTACAGATCTTTGTAGGCCAGAAATCCAGCCACCTGTCTGTGAGATCGCCACATCGTGTTCAATGAGGCGCTTGTGTTCTTCAGCAGCTCCCATTGTTTCATACATCTTAATGTCGTGATCGTACCCTCCTTTTCGAAGCTCTGCCATGAGCTTCATCTTTTCAAGTTCCTGTTTATTATCCTGCCTTTTTGCAAAGGCATCTGTAATAGCGGGTACTGCGGAACCTGCAAATCCTAATACTGATCCTAATAGTGATAACATTATCTTTTTCCTTCATTTCTTCGGAACATTTTTCCGATTGAGTACTTATGCCGGCCGTCCTGTTTCCGGATGCCGGGTGTCAAATCAACACCGCCGCCAGCCACTGAGTTGGCTGCTACTTCCTCGACGTCTTTTTTGTTTTTCTTTTTATATTCGTTTCTGAGATCAATAAACGTTTTCATTTAAATTACCTTTATTATACCATAGTTAGCCATGTTTGTAAACCTTTATTATTTATCTCGTGATGTCATTTATACAAACAAATATTTTCTGTTTTGTTGCTTTATGGTCAACTTCGTAGATTGGTTTATTAAAGACATGACCAGATGGTTCAATGCCTTCATGCACAATCACTTTCGTATTTTCCATTGCAATAATCTCACCTGTAAGCGGTGAAGCTATATCTGAAGTAAGCTTATATTCACCTGGGAAAGGATGTCCTTCTTCAGTTTGATACCATTGAACGTCTTCATTTACGAGATCGTTGTATGGATCATCTTCGCCTGCTTCATCGAGCGCTTTTGCGAGTTGCTCGTCACTCATGCCGGTGTGCTCTTTCAATAAGAAAAGTGCAGCTGCGTATGATGCAAGCCTTGACTTACCGAAAGGCAGCTTACCGATAATTCTCTTTATGTTAAACACCAATCTATGGAAAAGCGAATATTCAGACTTTTCTTCTGGTGTTGTAGGGCTACGGAGTTTCTTTCCGTTTTCATCAACCAAGCCTAGATCGTAAGCTTTCATCTTGTTCCATGGAGTAACAAGGGTCTTCAAAAAACGATACGTATAGTAGGTATCCGCTGCTCTTGATATGATCCCCATTAAATTCCTCTCAATACTTCTACTATTCTTGGGTCAAGAGGCACATCAATATGTACATCTTCTTTTAAATAATTCAGGTAAACAAGAAAGGTTTTAAGAGCCGGATAATGTTGTTCTTCAACTTTAAAGAACAGCATTCTTGTAGCTGCATCAATACCAAACACATTGTTAATCACGATAATGTGATTTAGTATCAACCTCTCTTGCAAATCCCCTGATGTCGAGTATCTCTTAAACAATCTTTTGAGATACTTGAACCTCTGCATGTCATCGTTAAATTCTTCCATTGACGTGCATTGGCGATTATTATAATGCTGTGACGCGTAAAGTAAGAAATTAGAGTTGGTTAGTTTATCAAATAATTTCATAGTATCCTCAGGTAAAAAAATTTCCTTACCTGATTATCTATTACTCTTCTTCGATGACCTCGTTCAACTCTTCAATTAGATCGTCTTTCTTCTTACGTCTATCAAGCTCAATGCCGTGTTGTCTACCAAGCGCTTCAAGTTCTTTCTTTGACATATCGTCTAGACTCTTAGTCGAAGGAGCTTCATTCAACTGCTGCGGTTCAGGTGCAGCTGTTCCATTCCACTCAGCGATATGTTCTGGAGAAAGATCAGCGCCTTTCAGTTTCTCGCCTTTAGCAGTATAATAGCCATCTGGTTTTGCAATAGCTTCTTCAAGCCAACCCGGTTTTTGAATCATTTTCTTACATCCTTTAATGTTTTAGGTTCTTTTGATTTACTCATTTTTTTGTCGCCGTAATCATTGGTGTCAGCAGGGTAATCTTTGACTTCACCCTTCTTATGCATCTTCATGATTTCTTTAGTTTTGTCAGCTACAGACTTGGCATTCTTGCCGTCTGTTTCTGGCTCTACCATATCTGCTTTCGGCGAAGCAGCATGGCTTTTCTTATCTTCGTTCATAGTTTCCTCTGCAACGTAAGGGCCTTTCATAATCACAGACATAGGAGACTTATAGCCATTGTCCTTTGCTTTGACTTGAGCTTCCATCTTGCTGCGGGCATGAACATTGCCTTCTTTTTTGGTGACATCACGGATGTGATATACATACATCTGCTTGTCTTCGTCCAAGGCCTCTTTAACGTCATACTCTTTACCGGCAAAGGTAAATTTCTTTTCGCCTTTTTCCTTAGCAGCTTTGGCTGCTGCAACAAACTGGCGTTTGTCATCGTTAATAGCTTTTGAAACGGCCTGTCTCTTCTTATGAAGATACTCGTCAGAATCGTCAGTGTCACCATCGTTATCGATGTCTTTATCTTTACGATCCTTAAACTTCTTTTTCAAGGCTTTTTTATCAACCTTGTCTAAACCTTCACCATCGTCAGACTTGTCATTTGACGCGTCTTCTTTTGGCTTATCATGGGTATAACCCATCTTAGCCAACTTTTCATGATCTTCAGGTGTTTTGGCTTCAACCTCTTTACCCGTTTTTGGATCATACATCATATGCGGGTATTTGGCTTTTTCTTGCATGCTCATGTACACTTGAGCGATGCCCTTAACTTCATCTATATCCATGAGCTTACTCCTTTGTTATCCCATATAGAATTGACCTGCAACTACAGCCGAAACTGCAGTAACAAATATCCAGAAAAATTTATTTATAATCGATATAGTTCTTGAGTTATTATCAACTGCTCGTTGAATTTCATCAAGCTTCGCGGAAAGTCGATTAAGTCTTTCTCGCGTATTCTCGTGATCGTCTTTCAAACCGTTTATTTTTTCCTCAGCACGAGCCATAGACACCATAGCGTCAGCAAGCTTGTCGAGCTTTTCCTCGATTCTATCTAAGCGTTTTGCGTTCGAGTCTGATGTCTCGGCCATAGTGTTTCCTTATGCTTCTGGTTTACCATCGACGAATCTAATAATGTTAAACTTGTCGTCGTATTCCACTTTTAATTCTTTGCAAGCCAATCTCATTGTACCGTTGTATTCAATTGACTTACCGCCTCTTATATTACGTTCAATCGTTCTTTTTGTGCGTAAACACTCACTCAACCCATCCCTAATTGTAAACTCCTGTAGTTCTGAAGGTGTTCCTAAGAACATAAGGAGTATAAAAAATTCTCCGACCATGTTAGTGTCCTGTGTGTTTAGAGTTTCCCTTTTGTGCAGTAATATTATTCATTTGATGAATCATATCCATGAGATCGTTTCTAATTTTCTCATGTGCATCTTCCAGCTGATTGATTCTTTTTTCATAAAACTCAAGTGTTAGCTTCTGTTGTTGATCAAATGGAGCCTGTCCTGATTCTATTTCTTCAGTTAGTTTCTCCAGCTCATCTGCCAAATGTTCAATCAACATAAACTGTTCACTGTCAGCAGGTAAACTACCCATTTCACCTCTTGGCCACTTTATCCTAAACTCGGTATTCATATTCAAGTCGGATTCCATCATAGTAATGTTCGTTTCCATCTGGTTGAGACGTTCAATAATTCCAAAATATGCCCATGTAGCAACGGCTGCTGCTACAATCATGCTTATAATATTCCTAAGAGGAAGTGCTACCTCAGTGTTTTCATTTAATTTCGAAGCCATAATAATATTTATCCCTCTATTACTCTTTTTTACCGCCTGTCAATATTTTGTCACCTATAATAATTTGACACTATCAACTGTCAATATTTTGACACTTAATTATCTACCTTGGCGCTACCTCTCCATTGATAACAACTCCAGTATCGAGCTTTGTACTTTGGTCCAGGATTATCACAGTTATGTCTGGCACGGAAGGAAGCTCTACGCTTGGGGTCGTCTCGTTTGATTTCCATGTTTGGGTCACCAAAACGTACAACAACAACTTTGCCGTTAGGACCCATAGTATAAACTTTAAA